CCAGCGTCGACCCCCATGACGTCCTCACCATTACTCCCACCGAGTTTCGCAGCCTGTCCCCCGCCGACGGTGACGCTCGATCTCTCGGGTTTATCGCCGAAGACGTCGCCATCAAGTTCCCTTGGGCCGCTAACTGGGACGACGATGGTTTGCCGTCCGCCATCGAAGATCGCCCAATCCTTGCGGCGCTGCTCGCGGTCGTGAAGGACCAGGCCGCCACCATCACCGACTTGCGTACCCGTATCGAAGCCCTGGAGGCATAAATGCCGCTGCCCGCCAACGTCACCACCGTCACTGTGTTGGGGACGTTCCTGACCCCCGAGGGCGACCCGTCCACCGGGACGATCACTTTCACCCCGTCGAGCTGGTTGACGAACTCGGGCGCCAATGTGGCGATCCCTAATTCGCCGACCACTAAGACGTTGGGCACTGCGGGCAATTTCTCGGTGCTGCTGCCGATCACTGACGACGCCGACCTTTCGCCAAGCGGCTGGGTCTACAACGTGTCCGAGGTTGTCGACGGGGTTTCGCAGAATTACAACATTCTGCTTCCGGGGACGGTCGCTGTCGGCGGCACCGTCTACCTCGCGGACCTGGTGCCGGCGGCCCCCGCGGGGCCGGAATATTACTCCCTCGCGTCAAGCTTGACCATCGGCACCGTCACCACGGTCGCTACGGGTGGCTCGGCGACGGCCTCGATCACGGGCCTCGCCCCGTCGCAGGTGCTCGACCTCGGCATCCCTACGGGGGCGACGGGCACGGTCGCATCGGCGGGTTCCGGCTCAGTCGGTACCGCAGCTGTGGCCCCGACGGGTGACCCTGACACGGGTATCTATTTTCCGGCGGCGAATCAGGTGGCCGTCACGACGGGCGGCACTCAGGCGCTTCTCCTCGCGGCGGGCGCTGTCAGCAGCCCTACATTTACGGGCAGCCCGACCGTCTCAGGGACGGCAGCCATTGACGGTTCAAGCCCTGTCACTCTCATTCTGCTAGATAATCAGTCTTCCGCTAGTTGGACACCTGACGCTCGGACTTCAGCGATTCAGTTGAGGTCGATGGATGGGTCTGGTGGGGCTGGTCCCCGCACTCGTGTCCAGTTGGCCGGGGTCATGACTTCTGCAAGCGGTGCGGGTACGGATCTTGCCGTCGGCGTTGATAACGGGTCAGCGTCGCTTTTGGAGCGGTTTCGTGTTGCGTGGACTGGTGAGGTTTATGTTGGCAACGGGCGTGCGTCGGCGACACCCACGACGGGGGATTTGCGTGCTACTGCTGGCTCGGGCACGGATGTTGCTGGTGCTGAGTTGCGGCTCTCGGGTGGTGCTGGCACGGGGTCTGGTGCGGGTGGCGCGGTCGGTATTTACACCTCCGCTGCGGGTGCGTCTGGCACAACCACCCGCACGCTCACGGAGCGGCTCCGGGTTGACTCTAATGGCCTAATTACCGGCACGGGGAGCCTGGGTGCGTGGACGACGTACACGCCGACGCTCGGCGGGACCGGCTGGGCCATCGGCAACGGCACAGCCAGCGGCTTCTACTGCCAAATCGGCAAAGTCATGTTCATCCGAGTCAACATCGTCTTCGGCAACACCTCAACTTTTGGCGCTGGCGGCATCACCTGTTCACTTCCTGCCAACGCTAATGGCAGCTTCCCCGCAGCCGCGTCAGGTGTCGTGCGATACGTCGATTCAAGTGCTTCAGCGATTTACGCAGGCCACGGAGGAATCGCCTCCAATACCTTCAATTTCCAATACTTCAACACCAACGGCTCAGGCCAGTTGTCTACGGTGACCTCCACGTCCGCGCCGTTCACCTGGGCGGACACCGACATCATCCGTTTGACGATGGCCTACGAGATCGCATGAGTGAGGACACCATGACTACTGAGATTGACGAGACTCCTGCCCTCACCATCGAGCAGGTTGAGGCCATGCTGCTTGCGGAGTTCCCGCCCGTGCCTGCCCCTGAGCCGTTCCCTGGCGACCCCACAGCGACCTGGGTTTACTGGTCGGACATGGACACCGCTGACCGTGGCGTGCCGACTGACTGGGTGTGGGAGCGGCTACGCAACCGCCGCAACGCCCTCCTGTCCGCGTGCGACTTCCGCATGGTGCCCGACGCCCCCTGGGACCTGGCCCCGTGGGAGGCGTACAGGCAGTCGTTGCGCGACCTCCCCGACAACACCACGGACCCGCGACAGGCCGTGTGGCCCGTCGAGCCGTGAGTTTCTGTCTAGCCTGCGACCTGCCCTTCACCCGTGCGGACGGGCGCTGCCCGACGTGCGGCATGTTCGGAACCTAGGGATTGATTACGCCAGTCCCTAACGTAAGAGTTACTGACTGTCAGCCCACCGTGCCACCCTTGCCCGTGGAGTAGTACGCCCATAACCGAATAGAACCTCGCGCACGCCCTCGACCACCGTCGGGGGCGTTTCCATTTGGGGAGACACATGGAGCCGTGGCACCACGACGACCGCGCCACCATTTACAGCGGCGACTGCCTTGAGGTTCTGCGGGCCTTGCCCGACGCTTCGGTGGACGCCGTCGTCACAGACCCGCCCTATGGCTTGGAGTTCATGGGCAAGGAGTGGGACAGCTTCGCCCCAGAGCGGACCAAGTACCACGGCGAACGTGCCGACACCAGCAAGAACATCAAAGACGACAAGTCCAAGCCATCTAGCCGCCACGGCGTCTCCTACTCCATGCAGCGGCCCACGTTTCGACGCTGCCAAACATGCGGCAAGCGTGAGTTTTCGGGCTCGCCCTGCGTCTGCTCGGACCCCATTTGGTCCTATGAGCAGCCAGCCGGAACGCCGACCAGGATGGCTGCCTTCCAGAAGTGGGCAGAGCTGTGGGCCGTGGAGTGCCTGCGGGTCCTCAAGCCTGGCGGGCACCTCCTCGCCTTCGGTGGCACCCGCACCTGGCACCGCCTCGCCTGCGCCATCGAGGACGCCGGCTTCGAGGTCCGCGACAGCATCGCTTGGATGTACGGCAGCGGCTTTCCTAAGTCGCTGGACGTGTCCAAGGCGATAGACAAGGCGGCGGGAGCCGAGCGCACCATGCGCGTCAATGATCGCTGGGCCGATAAATACCCCAACGGCCCTGGCGGCAACCTTTCCGGCGATGGCCGCAGCGAGCATTACAACCAGGCCAAGCGCGTAGCCGACGGCCCGCTCCTTACAAGCGACCCCGTTGCGGACGCGGCCCGTGAATGGTCGGGTTGGGGGACGGCACTAAAGCCCGCCCACGAACCAATCGTCGTCGCCAGGAAGCCTCTGGTGGGCACGGTCGCGGCGAACGTCCTAGAGCACGGCACTGGGGCGCTCAACATTGACGCCTGCCGGATCGCCTACGCCAATGACGCCGACAAGCCGACCCAGGAGCAATGGAATCGCATGGGGTCAAGCGGCGCCGCTGGCGCCAACGGCTTTGCGGGTCAGTTTTCGCAAGGCATGAAGGATGCCTACGCCGATGGCAAGATACCGGTGCCGCCTGGCCGGTGGCCTGCGAACGTGGTGCTGGACGAGGACCAGGCCGCCGAGCTTGACCAGCAAAGCGGCAACGTTGCGTCGGGAGGCGGAGCGAAAGGCAAAATGGGGGGCGTCTTTGGCAACGGCAAAGACAATCCGCGCCGAGCGCAGTCCCTCTACCACGACAGCGGTGGCGCCTCCCGCTTCTTCTACGTCGCCAAAGCCCCCGCCCGCGAGCGCCCCAAGGTCGACGGCACCGCCCACCCCACCGTCAAGCCCCTCACCCTCATGCGCTGGCTCTGCCGCCTAGTCACCCCACCGGACGGTGTGATCCTTGAGCCGTTTGCGGGCAGCGGCACCACCGTCGAGGCCGCCTTACTGGAGGGCTTCCGCGTCGTCGCCATTGAGCGGGAAGCCGACTACCTGCCGCTGATCCAAGCCCGCCTAGATCGCGTCGCGGCAACGGAGCCCGAGGATGAGCAGCTCACCCTCGACGCATCGGCCTAGCCTCGTCCTAGAACTACCGCCCGACCGCTGGGTTTACTGCCTCGCCTGCCAGAAACCGTGGCCCTGCGACGACGCCCCGCCCGACTCGTGGCGGCAATAACTTGCCAATTGACGCCAGGCCTCCGATGACCTCGGGGGCTTTGCCATGTCCGGGGAGGCGTCTTGACTTGCGACTACTGCGATCACGAGTTTGAGCCCACACAGACCCGCTGGCTCTGCCCAGCGTGCAAGGCCAAACACCCGTGCTGCGACGGGGCACCCCTTCCAGTTACCCAGGAGCTAGAGAGTGGACACGCCGCAGATCGACGACTTCCTGCTGTGGGCCGCGACGATCGTAGTCGCCGTTACCGCAATAGCAGGCGGACTCGTCGCCCTCTACCGCCTCCTGACCGGGGCACTCAATAAGCGCCTCGATGACATCTCCTCCCAGCTGCGCCGCAACGGCGGCACCAGCCTCCGCGACGCCGTCGACCGCATCGAAGAACGCACCCAAGTCCTGCACACCGACGTCCGAGACCTGCGCGAGCGGCTCGATGACCACATTTCCTGGCACCTGACCGAAGGGAACAAGTAATGACTTTCCGTGAATGGTTCGCCACCAGCCCCCTGGCCTCCTGGCTGCGCGTCTTCGGCGCCGTCATCCTGTCCGCGGCCGTCGCTGACTGGTCCACGAAGGGCACCATCGACCTCGGCGCCTGGCAGACCTGGGTCATCGCCGGCCTAGTCTCCGCCCTCCCCACGGCCATGCGCTACCTCAACCCCGCCGACGTCGAGTTCGGTCGCGGTTCCTGGCGCGACGACCGCTTCGACGTGTGGCTCGAGGACGACGAGGACCAGCGATGAGCGACGTGTGGCTGGACGACCTCGTCAACGTCCTTCGCAAAGCCAAGATCCAGGTCGTGCCCATGCGGTACGAATCCGGTAGGTACGCCGGCAAGACCTGGGCCCAGGTAGGAGCCGA